ACTGTCAATCTTGACAGAGTATCGCACATGATAACTAAACTTGAAGCTGATGGAAAGAACTTCGTTGGTGAGGCAAAATTGCTCTCTACACCTATGGGGGAAATTGCGAAAGCACTAATCAAAGACGGTGGTAAACTCGGTGTCTCTTCAAGAGGTATGGGTTCACTAGAGTCTCGTAGTGGTGCGAATTATGTGAAAGATGATTTTTATCTTGCCACTGCGGCAGATATTGTTGCAGACCCGTCTGCACCTCAAGCCTTCGTTGAAGGTATTATGGAAGGTAAAGAGTGGGTTTGGAATAACGGATTACTACAAGAAGTTGATGTATCCGAAATCAAAAATGACATTAATGAAGGTGTAAGAAAGAGACAGTCAAATGTTTCCGCATTAGCCTTTGCAAAGTTTTTGTCAAAACTTTAATCATTATAAATATGTTAATAGAACAACTCAATAGGAGAAAATCCCAATGTCAGAACTAGACAAAACAATTGAGGAACTAGAAGCAGAGGTTCAGGCTGAGCTTGAAGAAGCAAAGCAACCAACTGACGGTGCTGAAAAAGGTGACTCAAAAATGGAAAAAGTGGAAGGGGAAGTTCAAGACCTAGGCAAAGCTGTTGTTGACCCAGAAGAGAAGAAAGGCCCAGATGCTGCGAAATCAAGCAAACAGGTTAAGGATGCTCAGAACAAGGGTGCAAAAGACGCCGGTGGTGACGATGAACCTACTAAAATTAAAGAACCTCTTGCTGCTGGTCACGAAATTGACCATGATGGTGAGGACTTAGAAGAAGCTCGTATGACTAAAGAAGCAATGAAAGATGCCATGATTGAAAAACTATCTGGTATGAAGTCAGTTGACCTTAAAGCTGCATACGATGCTATGATGACAGACAAAGAAGAAGAAGAAGAGTCAGTTGACGAATCTACTTTGGAAGACCGTCTATCATCTGTAGATGTTTCGGAAGATGTTTCTGCACTTACAGAAGGTGAAGAACTATCTGAGGAATTCAAAGACAAGGCTGCAACTATTTTTGAAACTGCGGTTAAGTCTAAACTTCGTTCAGAAGTTGCAAGAATCGAGTCTGAAAAAACTCAAGAAGTTGCTGAAGAAGTTGAAGCTGTGAAAGCAGAATTGACTGAAAAAGTTGACTCTTACATGAACTATGTTGTGGAAGAGTGGATGAAAGAAAACGAAATCGCAATTGAGCGTGGTCTCAAGGGTGAAATCGCAGAAGACTTCATCTCTGGACTTAAAGCACTTTTTGAAGAACATTACATTGATGTTCCAGACGAAAAGTATGACATTCTAGAAGCACAGTCTGAAAAGATTGACGAACTAGAGTCTAAGATTAACGAACAAATTGAAAAGTCTGCTGCTTTGAAGAAAGTAAATGATAAACTAGTTCGTGAATCAGTCTTCGCATCTGTCTCAAACGACTTGGCCGATACAGAGGTTGAGAAGTTTAAGTCTCTTGCAGAAGAAGTAGAGTTTACTGGTGAAGATGCCTTCACTGAGAAACTCAATGCGCTTAAGGAATCTTATTTCCCTAAGTCAACCACTATCGCTGAATCTGTAGACTCTGAATCTGATGGTTCGGATGCCTTCGATACAACTGGTGCAATGGCCGCTTACATGAATGCCATTAGCAAGAATGTAAAGCGAGCAAAATAATCTAGGTTGCGGAAGAAATGTTCTTTCAAAAATCTAAATTATATAAATATTGTAATAAATAAACTCAATAAGGAGAAATAAAATGTTCCAAACAGAACATCTACAGGAAAAGTGGCAGCCAGTCCTAGAGCACAATGATTTGCCTGAAATCAAAGACTCTTATCGTAAGGCTGTAACCACAGTTATCCTAGAAAACCAAGAAAAAGCACTTCGTGAAGACAGAGGTTTCCTCAACGAAGCTGCTCCAACTAACGCAACTGGTGCTGCTGTTGACAATTGGGATCCTATCCTAATTTCACTAGTTCGCCGTTCAATGCCTAACTTGATTGCATACGATGTCGCTGGTGTTCAACCAATGACTGGCCCTACTGGACTAATCTTCGCTATGCGTTCTCGTTACACTAACCAGTCTGGAACTGAAGCATTCTACAATGAAGCAGATTCAGATTTCTCAGGAACTGGAACTCAAGCGGGAACTAACCCTGCTGTTCTTAACGACTCACCTGCTGGAACTTATACTTCTGGTTCTGGTATGTCTACTGCTGCTGCAGAAGCACTTGGTGACTCTGCTGGTAACTCTTTCGCAGAAATGGCGTTCTCAATCGAGAAGCAGACTGTTACTGCTAAGTCAAGAGCTCTTAAAGCAGAATACACAATGGAACTTGCACAGGACTTGAAAGCGATTCATGGTTTGGACGCTGAGACAGAACTTGCAAACATCCTTTCTTCAGAAATCCTTGCTGAAATCAACCGTGAGATTATCAGAACAATCTACACAGTTGCGAAGCCTGGTGCTCAAACTGATACTGCAACTGCTGGCACATTCGACCTTGATGTTGACTCAAACGGCCGTTGGAGTGTTGAGAAGTTCAAAGGACTTATGTTCCAACTTGAAAGAGATGCTAACGCAATCGCACAGCAGACTCGTAGAGGTAAAGGTAATGTAATCATCTGTTCATCTGATGTTGCTTCTGCACTTCAAATGGCTGGTGTTCTTGATACATCTCCTGCTCTTAACAACAACCTACAGGTTGACGATGCTGGTAACACTTTCGCTGGTGTTCTAAACGGTCGTTTCAAAGTGTATATTGACCCATACAGTGGCAACGGTGCTGCTTCACAATACTACACTGTAGGTTACAAAGGCACATCACCTTATGATGCTGGCCTTTTCTACTGCCCATATGTTCCACTACAGATGGTTCGTGCAGTTGGTGAGAACACCTTCCAGCCGAAGATTGGCTTCAAAACTCGTTACGGTATTGTTGCTAATCCATTCGCCACTAACGATGGTAACGGTGTTGCAGCC